GCTAATTCATCGTCTGACAATATGTCGTAATCCAATTTATCATCAAAGTCTTGACCCTCTTTAGAACCTACTTTCTTATTACCAATTTTCTTTAACAATACTTTCAGTTGTGCTTGTGCTTTTGCTCTTTCTTTTGGGTCTCTATCTTTAATACCAATAGCCATTGTTCCTTCTTCAACAGATTCATTGGCCATTCTTAAAGCATCTTTTACGATAGGGTCATCGCCCAATCCGCGCTTCATGTTTTCGATTTTTTTATATGCACCGGTCATATTCCCAGCCATATCTATAGCGATTTTTACAGCAGCTGATACCAAAGACGCTGGATATTTGCTTCTATATTTTTCTCTTAATTCTTTAAAATTCATTTTTTATCCTCTTACTTGTTTTGCAAGGTCAGCATCTGCTTTACCCCATGTTCCACTTGATTTTGTTACGAAGGAATTAACTCTTGCTAATCCCCATTGGATTGGAGTAGTCCCTGGTTTATGGCCAGTTCTCCATGCTGCAACTCCTCTATCAAAAACTTTCTTTAATATAGCATAAGGCATTCCTGATTTGTCTGCCTTTTTCTGTAGAGCCTTTTTAGCACTACCTTTATCTTCAATCATATAATCTTCAAATGTAAAATGTTCTCCGTACATTTGTTTATATTTCTTCGTATGTTTAGACGGCTTTGTTTTAGCGTCCTTATCGCCAGGAGCTGGTTTATAAGCTGCTGGGTTATCATCGTCCATTTTAGACTGCTTGGCAAATTGTGCATGTCTCTTTTTATTTGTGGACTTTGCTAAACCTTTATAATAATCTGATTTTTTAATCTTATCCTTTACAGTCATTTTTTCTTTTTCGTCTTTTACGATTTTTGCAAAGGGTGTAGCATCTAAATATGATTTAGTTAATTTATCGGTTCCTAATTCACCTGCCATAGATTCTACTGATTCTAACCAAACTCTTTTTCTACCTTCTTTTAAAGATACTAATAAGTAATTACTACCTTTATGTAAGATAATACCTTGTTCTTTTGTTTCTTTAATTCTTACTGGTTCGCCTTCATTAAAGATATTACCTTCAACATATTCTTCTCTTGTTTCAGATACTGTAGGTAATTCAATATGTCGCCTTACAGATTCTTTCTTTAATCCCATACCTTTTCTGATAGCAAGGTATAAATCATTTACAACTTGTGTATTTGCTGATGGAATACCTTTTGAAAAATTAGTTACATCGCCTTGAGAAGCAAATAATCTTAATTTTGAAGCTGACATTCCACTTACGCCTTCTGCATCTGGGTCTCTTTCCCCAGCAGATAAGACTTTAATTACACCTTCAAATTGGTAAAAGCCATGTCGAGAAGATACTCCATTATATTTATTTAATAGTGTTTCAAACTCTTTAATTCTATCTGAGCCAGCAACCATGGATACTTTTGTAAATCCTTGGTCATATAATTTAACAGCAATGTCTAAAACTGTTCTGACATCAGCATCTGCCATAATTGCTCTTCCGTGTTTAGGGAAAAGCTTACGCATAAACTTAACTTTATCTTTAAATGTTAGTGGATTCTTTTTTGGGTCTTGAGATTTTGAAGCGTATATGCGATATGCACCGCCTCTAGACAATTTTTTCAAAGTGTCGAATAACTTTTCATGTCCTATAGTAGGTGGATTAAACCTACCAAAAACAAATGTTACTTCTTTTGTGGATTCAACGATATAATCGCTAAAACTTTTTATTTCCATTATCCTCGGTTCCCATTTAGTTAGGATTATCCCAACCTTTTATAATATCTTTGCTGAAATTATTAGCAGAAAATTCTAATCTATCTACTAATTTAACAGCTCCACCTTCCATTCTATCTATAGCAACAAAACCTTCGGGGTTGGTTACTTTAAATCCGGATGTCGTTTTAACAAACGTTCCTATCTTTGAAAGTTTGTTTAGTTTATTTATAAGAATTAATTTGCTATCTACCACTAAATTTTGTAAATCAAATATCATCTGTAACTGTTTAAGGTTACTTTTGTCAAAGAAATTTACTAATTCGTCCCGTTTCTTAATTTGTACATCTTTACCTTTTTGTGAACTTCGCTTATCAATTTCTTTGGCATATCTGTCTCTTACAAACATAATTAAACCAGTAGCATGTTTTTTAGTATCTTTAATTCTTTGGCCCTGTCTGACCATACGGTTATTATATACATTAATGATTAAATTTAATTCTTTATTTGATTCTATTTCTTTTAATACATTACCTTGAATTTTTTGGAACATTTTTCCAGCAGCTGAGAGTTTAGTTGATAATACCTTTGTGTCGTTTGCTGTTAATGTTGCTGTGCCTGAAAGGTCTGGTAATACAGCATCAACCATCCAAACATCCTTTGATTTTTTAAGTTTTGGTACAATTTCTTTTCCAAACTCAGCACTCATTGTTTCAAATGTTGCTCCTGAATAAGTTGTGTGCCACACGATTCCAATCTTTGCTGCCATGATGCTTTTAGCGACATCATTGTTAGTAGGTACAGCGTAAACAATAGTATTAGGGTGGAAAGTGATATGCGGAATTCCATTAATTGTTTCCTTCTTTAAGTCTTTTCGTTCAAACATAAAGTCACCTTGGATAACCCCTGTGATTCCTAATCCTTTTAAGTTATCAAATGCTAATATAAGTTTCTTCTGTAAATCACCAGATGTATCTTCTTTGATATCATCATGATTCTTATAGATTTTAGGATTCTTATTAAAGATTCCTTTTTTAGCAACAAAGAACTGGCCATCTGATGGGTCAATTCCTGCGAATACGGCGGGAGCCCCGTCCCATTTAACAGTAACATCTACAGGTGATTTCGTGCTACCTGCTAACATATCCCTCAGTGACCTAAGCGCTTGGATAGCTTGGCGGGCTCCCTTGACTCCTCCGTCAAGGATTAAATCTTCTATGTGAGTCATGTGTGTATTTTTTGACTCAGCTAGATAATTTGTAAATTTCTTCATACTTTACCTTTTTTATGTTTTATATCAAAGTATTTATTATACATACTTTCGAATAATTGTACAGGTTCTTTTGGAAATATTTTGTTCCAAGTTTTCTGTGATAACTCTTTGTCTTCTGTATATAAATCTTCCATATAAATTGTTAAAAACGATTTTGATAATTCATATGCTATAATTTCAGCATCTATAAAATCGTCAATCTCATTAGTTAAATTATTACTGTTTAATGTTATTGGCTTCTGTTTATATTCACCTTCCCATGTATCATGTTTATGTGCATGTAAAGCAGAATATAATCTTTCACCTTTGTTTTTTCTTCTAATTAATATAGTTTTATCAAAGTTTAAAGCAAATCCTGTAAAAAAATCGGTTGCTTCGCCATCTTCTGGACTCCAACTTTCAGGTATATGAAACTTATTAACTATACATTTTACAACTACGTTTCTTTTCATAAAATTGGTTTTTACACCTAAATCATAGTTATATGGTTCACTTACCTTTTGATATGGTTCAGCCATATTTTGGCTTTCTAATCTTTCATGTATTGCATGAAGTAATTGTGTAGAGCCATCACGACCCGAAGCCAATATCAAATATTTCATTATTTACCAGCTTTCACATAGACAGCACTTTCGGCTCCTTTCGAGCCAGCATAGTTTACAAATTGTGTAACTAATGCGTTTGCTGTTCTACCGCCTGATTTATCAATGTAATAACAAAGATAATTCAGTGCTAATTTTGCTGATATCCAAGTCCAATCTTTTTGCTTAAGTTCTTCTTTAAATTCTTCGTACGATGTATTATTATAAAAGTGATTAAATAATGTATAATAAACTTTTATATCTCGTTCTTTACCATCTGCAATATTTTTGGCCATTTTTCTAATACCCGATGCATGGTCTGGTAATTTCTTTCTTGTTTCTCTTTGTACATAATCCTGCATTGGTCCCCAAGATATTCCACCGCCTCTTGCGTTTTTACCTTTAATTTCTGCTTTAATAGTTCCACCTGCAGTATTATCTTTTACTGTAAGGATTCCAGTATCAAATATTATTTGTCCACCTTTAGCTGACCAATAAGTTCCTCTACCGGATTCTAATTTACAACCCATATATTTGTGTAAATCAATATCAGGTGGTACTTGATTATTATATTCTTTTAATGGAGGTGGATATTTTACTTCTGGTCCTTTTAATGAAATACCTACTAATCTTCTATTTGCAAATTCTTTTAAAATAGATTTATTATAAGAAGTAATGTTAGAAATATCTAATTCTTTTTTATGATTAAATCCATCTACCACTGCCCATATATCTCCAGGATTCCATTTATCATCTTTTAATGGTTTATATCCTGTGTTTTTATATGCAAGGTCTTTTCCAACATAAACTTTACTCATACCTTGAGTACCACGATAAAGTTTCATTCCTTTATTTACATAACCTTTTTCAATTAAAAGCTTAGAAATATTATAAGAGGATTGAAACCATGGACCTTCAAGTGCTAACATTTTATCTAATTTTTCGTCAACATCAATTCCTTTGGCCGCGCCTTTTAGAACTTCTGGTGTGAAATATTCGATGTCATGATTATTGCCATGAATTAACATAGCTGATAACATTAGGCAATTATGAGATTCTGTTAGTTTAGTATTTGCTGTTCCACCACCAGCTCCACCACCGCCTCCGCCGAAGACTTTTGATTTAGCTATTTGTGTATTTTTATAAACGTTACCATCAGTTCCGTTTAATGTAAATATAACACTTCGACCAGTTTTATCGTAGTTATCTATTTTTGCAAGAGCATCGTCTTTATCAGCAACTTTAAAAGTTCCACCTTTTGCTAATTCAATAGGTTTATCTTGAGCTACTAATTGTCTTAAAATATCTAATCTATCTTGGCCTGATTTACCATGAGGTTTTGACCACTCTGGGTTTCCCATAGGTACAGCTTCATTTATTACGAAACTTTTTAAAGATTTCATATATCCTCCAGTTATTAATTCTATTTATAAGTTTTTCAATTAGAGGAATGTATGTTTCATCATAT